ACGTTACGCTCTTGGGCAAGCGCGGCGAGCGCAACGTGGCCGGTTCGCTACCGGATATGGAGAATTTCCTGTACGATTTGGTGGCGCGTTCCATGTCCAGCACATGTAGCGGCAAGATTACCGGCATCCGGGCTATTGGCCTGCCAGTTGGACCCGGCTTCACCGAAGAAGACCGCCCCTGGTACAAGATCAGCTTCGAGTTGACCGGTGTGGCCCTCTCGGGCTGACTTTTCCAATCATAGAGGGTTCACACAATGGCTTGCGAATCGCAATCCTTCCTGGGCCGCGACACCAGCCTCGAGTATTTCATCGGGTGCGGTGACGTTGCGCCGCTGGAATCGCAATGGAAGTTCATCGGCGCACTGCGCAGCAACTCGCTGAGTGGTGAGTACGATACCGTCGATGCGACCGCCGATGACTCGGCCGGCGCGATCCGTGAGATGCTGGCCACGTACAAATCGGTCACCATCAGCGCCGATGGCGTGGCGAAGCGTACCGACAACGGCACCACCACGAACCAGATCGAGCTGCTGCAGCACTTCTACAACCCGACTGCCACTGGCGGCCAACCGGTTGTGTGGCTGCGTCGTATCGACCCGCGCCTGACCATCATCGGTTACTTCCTGCTGTCGACCTACGACCTGGAAGCGCCGTATGACGAGATCGCGACCTTCTCGATCGAAGCGTCGACCACGGCCAACTCGGTGTATCCGAACGGCCTCGACATCCAACCGACCCCAGTGGTGTAAATCATGGCGACCATTGCAGCGATTCAACCGGGTTCGGTCAACGGCCCGGCTCTTGTGGCAGCCACCGTGCTAACTGGCACCGATACCCTGGTGTACAAACCGGCGATCAACCAGGTGCTGTACATCTCTAACACCACCGGTTCGCCGGTCACCGTCACCATCGACGGCGACGCAGGCACTACCATCAGCCCCGGTGGCTACGGCGGCACCATCAGCGTCGCAGCGGGCAAGGATATCACTGTTGCGGCCGGCACCATCCAGGCGGTGCAGCTGCGGAGTATCAGCGCATTCTTGCAAGGAACCGTGGCGGTCACCGGTGGCGTTGCAGGCGTGGTGGCCTGGATCGCCGAAGGGTAACCTACTCAGGGGTGAACTTGTTTCGTTTTGACCGGTTTACACTTTTCAGCAATATTTGAAGATTGCTGGGCACGTGCAAGCCTGAAACAAGTTCACCCTGTAGTGGCAGTATGTGGTCAACCTCAAAAGCTATGCCTGTCAAATCAGAAAGTCTTGCCGCCTCGGCATAAAATTGTTCTATGGCGGAAAAGTCTGCCGGCGTAAGCCAGGCCGGCGTTCTTTGAAGCTTTGCGGCTTTGCGCATTGCCCAGGAGCGATTTTTCTTACCGGGATTAGCTTTTGCCCAAGCCGCCGTGACAGCTTTAACCCGTTCTGCGTTTGCTTCGTTCCAGAGTCGCGTCTGCGCTAAGCGAAATTCTTTATTTCTCGCGTAGTACTCACGCTCCGACAATCTCGCCTTTTCGATATTCGCATCTCGCCAAGCTTTCTTATCGGCCCGAAGTTTTTCTCGATTAGCAGCTTCCCATTTTCGCTTTCCTTCTCGGCGTTTCGCCTTGTTCAAATGATATCGCCTGGAGCAATCTGCGGCATTACACACACGACATTTCCCATGGCGACCATCAGACTTGGATTTGTCCTTAGGAAAGTCGTCTAGTGGTTTCTCGGCGAGGCAGGTGTTGCACTTTTTCATTCGGGTGTTACCGCTTGGGTTCAAGCGCAACCCTACCTTGGCGGTTAGCCTAGGTCAATTCCTCCCGCATGATTTTCACCTCTCGCGGAAACTCGAAAGCGAGCACCACTTCCTGACCGCGGCGCGACGGTCGCAGCTCCACGTTGCCGCCGCCAAAGGTCATCGACTGGCCCGGGCGCAGCGCATCGACCACGCTGTGCGCACCTGACGAGCTGAGCTTCAGCCGCACCGAGAACGTGCCGAACAGCCCGTGCGTGGCCAGGGCGACCAGGCGCCAGATTGTGCCGTTTGCCTCGGTGACGATCACCGCTTCGCCGGCCTTACGAGTGAGTACGAGTTTGCCCATGTTGCACCTCCTGTTGACGTGACGGGTTAGCCGTTTAAGCTGGCCAAATGCTGCACGATCGTTTTGACCTGAACCTTGTCAGCGTTGAACCGGTACAGCGTCGTGCGGTTCGTGAATTCCCCGAGAACATGACCGTCTTCTTTCCGAATCACCACCCAGCTTGCTTCGTGGTGTTCAAGCTCTGGAATGCCCTGATCGGTAACTGCTCGCATGTGTTGCACCTCCTGTTAATGTGGGCTCAGTGTCGCCCCTAGTGACACGCGTGTCAACTACTATTTGAGCTGTCTGTCGCCGTGGTATCCTCAGCGACATGACCATACTTACCAGCATCGGCGAACAGCTCGTTACAGTCGGGGCCCGCGCCGTCAAGTTCCGCCCGTCACTGCTCGCCATGACGCGTATCGGCACGCCCCGCGAGATCGTGGACGTGTTCGCGCAAGTGTGCGGCGCACCGTCGCATCCGGCGCTTGTGCGCGAGTGGCGCAAGCAGCAATTTGCCGCCGCTTGCTGCGTAATGATCGCGTGCGCCGAGGATGACGACATCTCCTGGCTGATCGGCCACGTCAACGAGCGCTATCGTTACGTGCGCGGCGTGCTGCCGCTCGAGGACATCGTAGGCCTGGCATCCGGGCTGCTCAAGCATGGCGTGGTGGGCGACGTGAAGCCCGATCGGCCCACCCGTGGCGACTACGTGCGCGAGTTCGACGCCCGGGGCATTGCTGCCGCAGCCATGGCGCATCTAGGGCTGAGCGAGGCAGAAGCGTGGCAGCTGACCATGACCAGCTACATCGGCGCCATGCGGGCCAAGTACCCGCCGAGCGAGAAGGACGCCAAGGCCGACCCGCGCAGCGACGCGGAAGTGTATGATTCAGCCAAAGCACTCCTGGCCCGCGTGAAGGCCGCAAAACTTGCACGAGGGCAACAGTAATGGCAGGCGAGACAGTTGGCGCCATCCAGTATGTCGTGGATATGGACACCGCGGCCGTCACCAAAGGCGCGGATCGGGTCAATGCGGCGCTTGACTCCGTGGGCAAGGGCGCAGACCGCCTCGACGGCACCATGGGCAAGGCTGAGCGGACCGTCACTAGTACCGGCAAGGCTAGCTCTCGCGCTGCTAATGACGTTGGCAAACTGGAGAAGGCAACCGAGCAGGCTAGCAGTGCGGCGGGCGGCTTTACCGCCAAGTTGACACCCCTTGCGGCAGCTATCGGCGGCCTGGTTACGGCGCAGGCGATCCTGGACATCGGCAAGATGGCCGAACAGTTCACGCTGCTGCAGGCTCGTATCACCCGGCTCTCTGCCGACAGCGAGACTGCGGCCGCCACGTACAACCGGCTCCTGACCGTTGCCGCCGCCACCGGGCAGACAATGCCCGCAACAGTGAAACTGTGGGAAACCCTGACCAGTAGCCTCAAGTCACTCGGTGCCACGAACGACCAGGTTGTCACGCTCACCGGCACGCTGCAGAAGATCGGCAAGATTGGCGGCAGCAGCGCTGATGAGACCGCCAACGCGCTGCGACAGCTGGGTCAGTCTTTGGCAGGCGGTACGCTCAGGGCCGAAGAGTTCAACAGCATCGTTGAGCAGACCCCGGAGCTCGTGCGGCAGCTGGCTGCTGCATCCGGGCGAAGCATGGGCGAATTCCGCCAGGCGATGCTCGACGGCAAAATCACATCGCAGGAGCTGTTCGACCTGCTGATCAGCCGCACTCAGTCCGTCGACGACGAGTTCAAAAAGCTGCCCCGTAGCGTGGCCGACGCCGCCAATGCAATCATGGTGCAGATGGGGGCAGCTGCCTCAGCCATCGACCAGGCCACCAGTGCTTCGAAAGCCTTGGCGTTCATCCTGGACCGCATTGCTGACGGCATTCAAGTCACGTTCAATCCTACCGATGTGCAGCGCTTCAACACCCTGCTGCGCGACCGGTCGCAAGCCGAGTCGGTGTACCAGGCTCAGCTGCAGAACGGTTCCAAAAAGTCGCAGGAGGCAGCCAAGAAGCGCCTGGACGGCCTGAACGCCGAGATCAAGGCGATGCAAGACGCCAGGATTGCGGCTATCAAAGCGCAGAATGGTGGCGGCGGGACCAGTACGGGAAAACCTGCCCCGACCACCACTGCGGACGGGCAGAAAGCCCTCGACCAGCTTGCCGAGCAGAACCAGCAGCTACGCGCCCAGGGTGTCGAGCGCGCTAAGATCATCGCCTTGCAGAAGCTTGGCGCGGGGGCCACGCAGTCAGAGAAAGACGCTGCTGTTGCCCTGGCGGTCGAGAACTTCAATTTGCAGGAAGCGGAGAAGGCCCGCACCAAGGCGTCGACCGATGGTGCCGCGCAGCGCAAGCGTGACGACGAGGCTGCGGCTGCTGCGATTCGCAAGGAAAACGAGGAAGCCCGGCGAGCTTACGAGGCGAATCAGCGCATTATCCAAGGCCTCGCCCTGGAGCTGGGCAACGCAGCGCTGAAAGGCGAGGAACTGGCCGTTGCCCAGGCAAAAGCAAAGCTCAACAAGTTCGCCAGCCCCGAAGACGTGGCCGAGGTGGAACGCCTGACCCGTGCCATCGTGCAGCAACAGCAGGTTATCGCCAACAAGCAGCTCGCCGGCCAGGTGGACCCGTTCGTCGGTGCGCAGCAACAGCGCGACCAGCGACTGGCCGACCTGAAGACCCTGGAGCAGGCGGAGGTGCTGAGTGCTCAACGGGTTAATGAGCTGAAACTCCAAGCCGAAACCACGTACCAAGAGCAGGTCCGGGCGCTACAGGAAGAGACGTTCCGTCAGGCTTCCGTGGGCAATGACATCCTGATCGGCACGTTAAACCAGCTGCAGCAGGCCGGCACGCAGGCATTTGTGGGCCTGATCACAGGGGCGAGCAACGGGCAGCAGGCGGTGCAAGCTTTGGCCAGCGCACTGCTCAACGAGGCGGTGGGCGCCCTTGTGCAGATGGGTGTGCAGTACGTCAAGAACATGATCATCGGCCAGACAGCGCAGACGGCGGCAACTACCGCCAGCGTGGCGGCAGCGGGTATTGTCGGTTCGGCTTGGGCAGGGCCGGCAGGCTTGGTGTCTCTCGCATCGTTCGGGGCCAACGCCGTACCGGCCCAGGCCGCCATCGGCTCTACAATTGCTCTTGCTAAGGGCGCCGCTCTTGCAGGCGGTCGGCAGTACGGCGGCCCTGTGGCGTCGGGCAACCTTTACCGCGTGAACGAAGGTGGCGCACCGGAGATCTTCAACGCCGCCGGCGGCAAACAATACATGATGCCCAACAGCCGCGGCGAGGTCGTCAGCAACAAGGACGCGACGGCACAGGGTGGCGCACCCGCTGCGCCGGTGGTGAATGTCTACGAGGCAAACCCTGGCACCACGGTCAAGAGCCGATGGAGCACGGAAGATGAAAACTGGGTGATCGACGTAGTGAACGGTAACGTCAATAGCAACGGGAAGATAGGTCAGTCGGTGAACAGGGTCACAGGTACCCGGAGGGCTGGCGGATGAGCACCGTACTCGACGTTCTCCGCTCCAGCGGCGGTACAGACTGCGAGATCCACACGCTGGAGCTGACCTGCACCGCATGGCCCGACCCGTTGCTGATCTGCAACCAGTTCGACGACTTCACCGGCGTGACCGAAGATGGCCGGACGCTGACATTCATCGCCACTGCGTTCGATCCGTCTCTGCCGAAGAAAGACAACAGCGGCGCGCAGACCTTGGGCATCGCCATCGACAACGTGACCGGCGAGGCACAGCGCCGCATTGACCTGGCCAACGAAGCGGCAGCACCGATCCGGCTCACGCTGCGCACCTATCTGGAATCCGACCCGAGCGCGCCAGCTGAGCCACCGCTGTACCTGGATTGCTTGGCTGCTGAGATCGAGGGGCCCACAGTGCAGTTCACTGCCGGATACTTCGACCTGATCGACACCGCCTGGCCGAGATTCCGGTACACAGACCAATTCAGCCCTGGCGTGAAGTACATCACATGAACCAGTTCCTCGAGGTGCCGTATCTCGACGAGGGCCGTACACCGGCCGGCGCCGACTGCTGGGGTCTTTCCATGCTTGCACGTGCCGCCCTCGGCCTGCCTGACATCCCCCTGGCCGTCGGCACTACCCGCGATACGGTGCACGCCATGCAACAGGAGTTTCGGCGCGTGTCAGCGTCGCTGGCGCGCGGCGTGGTACGGCCCGGTGCCCTGGCTGCGGTGTTCAAAGGTGACGCGTTCGTCCACGTTGGGGTTGTGGTCGAGGCTGATGGTAGACTGTGGGTACTTGAAACCAACCCGGGCGTCGGGCCGTGCATGCGCCGCATCGCAGACTTCAACGCCGCTTATTACAAAG